GACGGGATCAAACTCTTGATGACGCTGTTAGTGTCATTCAGAGGAGTACGTCTCGCACCAAAGTTGGATACAACACCCATCATCTCACCATGGGGAGGCTCAGACACCATAACGGTGCGAGAGTTTTCCCATGCGATGAGACAGTTGGGCATCCCTAAATCTACGAAGGTAGAATGGAATGGTTTCCATATGAGTACCAAATCAGGACCGTTGGGACAAGCTATCTTGACATCCGTCACAGAGCTTACCTTGCTTCCACAAGAACTAGTGCAATCTATTATTACACTAGGTGGAGCCAAGCTGAGCAAAGTGATTGATGCCTTGGTAGTTGGCCGTTTCGGCGATCTGAGTTTGGCACAAATATGGGCCACTCTTTTTCCACCTAAAACTAATAGGTTTAGAAAGCTTTCCTACTTCAGCGATAAGGAGGGGAAAACCCGGGTGATTGCGATTCTTGATTATTGGTCACAGACCGCACTTCGTCCCTATCACGACCTCATGATGAGGTTATTGAGAAGGATTCGGTGTGATCAGACCTTTGATCAAGGCGCTTTCACAAAGGCTTCCCTTCCCGGTCCTTACCACAGTCTCGATCTTTCCAACGCCACCGATAGGATGCCTCTGAAACTTCAGATGCGTCTTATTGAATGGTTAGTAGGAGAGAAAGAGGCTGCGGCATGGGCCCACGTTCTCGTTGGCTATGAGTACACATCCAAAGGTAATCCGGCGGTAAAATATAACGCCGGACAACCAATGGGTGCATACTCGTCATGGCCGGCAATGGCTCTAACACATCATCTTATAGTGAGAGTAGCGGCACTACGTGCTGGTTACCCCCACTTTAACCAGTATTTCCTACTGGGAGATGATATTGTTATTGCCAATGCAGCTGTTGCGGCGGCGTACAGAAGCCTGTTATCAGACCTCGATATGCCCATCTCTGAAGCAAAGACTCACGTGTCAGATGACACGTTTGAATTTGCCAAGAGGTGGATTCATAAAGGGGTTGAAATAACAGGATTCAGTATTGCCGGAATGGATAGTGTGTGGAAGAGATACTCCCTTCTACATAACTATCTATGTACGCAACGCGACCATGGATGGAAGCTTGAGATAGAACGGCACCCGGAACTAATCTCAGCCATGTACAAGTTATATGGCCGCCCACAACAAAGTGAGCGGGTCATAAAACTATACATGGTGTTCGACGCGTTGGCGCAAGCCAAACACACGGGAGAGTACTCCATCCTAATTTCTAGGATTGAAGAATTCTTCGGTGTGCACGTCTTGCAGCGCGAGTCGGCTGAATCAGCTGACTCTCTCTTCATGGACACCCTGGGAAGGGCGTTCCATGTTGAGGCTGCAAAACGTCTCGTCGAACGAGATTTTGGGCGTTTCCAACGGGATGCGTATTCAGTAAGCGCAAAGCTTACTGGATCGTTCCTTCGGAAATTCCCAGGCTTGGATGTCCAGTCCTACCGAGCGGCTCTCAGAGGAGTGCATCCCCTAGTCACGGTCCTCAACCAAATGATTCTGGCTTCCGCTCAAATTCTTAATAAAGAATTTGGTCGGGCTATCGGTATTCAAACCGCTAGAAGTAGCCAGTATCAGGCGATTGCGGGCTGGGACGAATCCCAGCGAGTACCGGAAAGTACCTACTTAACAGTAGGGCTTTCAAAGTACTTCGTTTCTAAGGGTGTGTTCTCAATGAGAGCAAGCCACTCCTTGTCGCTGACAGAGTCCATGTTAGTTAAGCAGATTCTCGACATAAGTCGGGAGTATGCTGTTTCTAAATGGAGTCCGATGCCGGCAGTGGTGGAACCACTTGCTCAAGTTGAGGAGACGCCCACAGAGACAGGAACTCCTAAACGGCCGTACTACAGGCATTTTGCCAGTGGTCCGACCATTTACTTGTTCCCGCCTGGGGGGGAGTCTCTGAGTGCTAGCTAGTAGGCTTGGGCTACCCAAGTAGTTCGGGGCAGTGAGCGTTCTTATGGTTGCGCTTACCACGTAACTATAGGGATAGCTGCTGCGGCTATTCTAGCCTTGAGCTGAAGTTAAACCACCGAGGCGCGGTCGCTGACCCTGGTACCAAACAGGGCCAACGCTCACTGCAACGGCAGGTAGTCTCGCGGGTCCAAGAATCCATATGAGGATTCCCTCGCTCC